TCTACATCGGGCCAAGAGTCTTCTGGACAACGAACGCGATGTCATCGGCCTAGTTCTCGACGATAAGATTGACGACTTGCTCCCGCTTCTTCCAGAGCAGGATCGCACTCGTCTAATATTGTTCGCGGACCGAATTCGTGCTGCTATCATTGTAGTAGCCGATGAGATTCACGAAATCGTCGCCCAGAACAACCTTAGTCGAAAGGAGTTCGCGTTAGCAACCGAAAACATGGATCAGATGATCCGTGCTTTGTGCTTCGCGTGCTTCGACAAGAAAGAGTGCCCGGTCGACGTGGTGATCGATATGATTCGCAAGAACCTCAGCTCTCGTGCCCGTCTTGAACGTGTTAGGTGTATTCTGGGTTCCGCACGATGGAAGGAAGTTCAGGAGTGAGTGAGTGGCCGCAGAAAGTATCAAATATCGTTAATGATAAGCTGTTGTTATACTCAGCTTCTATTCACGATGATGCTACTACCGATTACGAAGTGGCCCTAAAGATCACGAAGGAAAGAAGTATGAGCAATCTTACACAGCTCGAAGATAAAGCGATTGAGGCCTTTGCAAAACTCCTGTTCAACAGCAATCAGCAGGAAAGCAAAGAACAGGCACACAATCAATGCTCAAACATTCTATCATACTTCAACACTCTTTTGTCAGAACAGAGTAATTCCTCTGACAGGGAGAGGGGTGTCTAACATGAACAAGAACGAATCCAAGGACGTGTGGGTTGTCTGGACCAACACCGACCTAACCGAAGGCCGCGGTGTTAAGTATGCCAAGCACTATTGCACTCTTGGTGCAACTGCCATTCGTTTGGCTAAAGGTGGCTATGTTCAAGGATTAGATTGTCCAGTGACCATGGTTAAGGCATACTTCATGGACAATGGTTCCTGGTACGTTCCTGGTGCGTGGATAAATCACGGCACACCAGAAGACGCTGAACAGGAAAAAATATTAAAAGCCAAGCGTGAAGCTGAAAGGCTCAAATCACATGCATTGGCTCGTGCTCGTGAGCTGGGTATGACAGACGAAGAGATCGCCGCCCTATCCTCTTAAATTTTGTTTTTAGGGATGTATTAGTAATGAAACGAGAAGAGTGTTGGATGACTTTTTCACAAGCATTAGAGGCATATTTGAATGCCCGATACATTGTGTTAAATCGAATTGGTGATTCGCTTCATATCAGGTCTGCTGTGGAAGATATGAAGGATGCGGCTGAGCAGATGGATGCTCTTACAGGTTCGGAAACAGACAATGGATGGTAGCGCATTTGGCAATGGTCTTCCGAATACTTCTACTGTACTTGCAGTTCTTCTTGCTCTGGTTGTGCTTAGTGTATTTGGGGCATATCACATAGCCTCCTGGTTTTATTACCACATACACTTCACATTCAATTAAGCTTTCTGTGATAAATATCGTCATAAATTCATAGGAGTTATATTATGTGTGTCGTATCAAACGTCGGTGATTACTGGAGAAACACAGGACCCGGTGATCGCTACCCGTGGGTTGTGCCAAATGTGTTACCGCCTGCGCAGCCCACGCTAAATGTCTCGCTTCCCAACGTCACTCGCATCGTGGAGTACGCCACGAAGGACGACATCGAGAAGCTGCGCAAGGAGATGATCGAGCTTCGCGATCTGCTGACAGCCGGCAAGAATAGAGGGGTGTAAATGCGTTATTCATTGACTCGCCTGAGAGACGGACGAGAAGGTCGCGATGATCAAGATGTTCGCGAAGGCCGTCGGCGTCGACATGTCGCAGATTTTCCCGGACAAGAAGTAAGACACAAAGCACCTCTAGCTTAATGGTTAAAGCCGGGTCCTCATAAGGCCTTTGATATCCGTTCGAGTCGGATGGGGTGTACCAGTTGACAAGACCGTGAAAGTGTGGTACTATGACCGCACAGTATAGAGAGGTGTAAATGCGTTATTCATTGACTCGCCTGAGAGACGGCGCGGGTGATTCCGGCTACCTTAGCACAGCAATACGCGTTGATCATGACGCTCAGACGATCCATCACGAGGAGAATGCCAGGCCGCAGGTCGGAGTTATTATTCGCGTTGGGTCGGTGTACGCCAGGACATACGGCTATCAGGACTTCTGGCAGACTACTGAGATCACCGAGATACTTGAGGACACGCCCGAGTTAGTGACTTTTAGGACCAAGAACGGATCGGTATACGAATGGAGAGTAATATGACTAAGACCTTCACCATCGACTCAGAAGCGGCGGAGGCGATCTTCAAGGACGTGCTCGTCGACGACTACAGCCTGCTGTGCTCGCTCGTCGATGAGCTGCGAAGCAAGGACGAGCTCAAGCCGTATCAGCAGGAGGATCTGGCGGATAACCTGCGCTACAAGGAGCACTTCGAGGCCCTGATCGTGTATTATTACGGTGAATGGGCAGCTCAGAGCATCATCAAGAAATAACAACAAAGCGCGCTTAGTTCAGCGGTAGAACAACTGATTTTGAGTCAGTGGGTCGGTGGTTCGAATCCATCAGTGCGTGCCATATTGCTCTCGTTGACTAAATGGATAAGTCCACTGCCTTCTAAGCAGTTCTATGGGGGTTCGAGTCCCTCCGTGAGCACCAGTTAATTGTGAGGTTTGAACGTTGAGATACTTTTCTTATAACACACTCAAAGATGATGAACACCTTATTGAGACCATGACCGAGGATGAGATTCGCAAAATATATTACCCGTGGTGGTATGAGCGAATGTGTAATAAGTTCGGCAAAGACGTGGTTGACTCGACATACAACTTTGAGGATTGCCTGGAAGACTGGAAGATAGTCAATTGGGCTTGGGAAGTGAAAAACTGAGGAGATATATCATGAATAAGCCAACAGTAGAAGAAATTCGCGACGCACACATGGAAGATAACTACGACTACGAGGAGGTTCACGAAGAATCTGATCCTTCGTGGCGTCATGGATGTTATATGTCGACGGTCTATAAGCGACTGACCGACGACACCCACTGGATGGTGAGCTGGCAACTTTCCGATGATGGTGAGTACAACAGCATTCGCGATGGAGATATCACCAGTAGCGATATCGTTCAGGTCGAGCCATATGAAAAGACGGTCATCGACTACAGAGTAGTAAAGTTGTGATCATTGAAGAAGCGTTTATTCCGGCTAATGTCGGAATGCAGTCGCTGATCGGTGTTGGGCGTGCCAGGCCGTGTGGGTGGGGTAACTACTTCTGGTTCGGTGATGGTCTTCGCATGGCCTGGACGCGTCATCCACGCTGCGTTAATATGTGGGCAGAGAATCTGAAAGACGCCGCTATAAAATTCCTTCATAATGGAATGGTTAAAGTTCGTCTGTATGACGATGGTAAAAACATGTGGGCCATTGTCATCGATGGTAGGATTCCTTCAGAATGGCTCTATAACAAGCTGTGTTTCACCGGAGGTAATCTACCACCGCTGCCCTTCGCGGAGGACATGTACGACGTTCTAGGCGATCCGGACAACGAGCTGGAGCGGTTTACAGACCCGGAGATGTATCACGCACGCCGTGGTCAGGTTTACAACAAAAGCGGTTGGATCACATATCACGTTGATAATTCGGACCCAGAAAAGCTCGTCAGAGAGCTGTTGGATAAGAGAACAGCCGATGTCTAAAAAAACAGTGACTATCTTAGTTTGTGATCGGTGTCAAGCAAACACGGATGGCAAACCTCCAACAGAGGAGTACAATTGGGGGAAAATCTGGTTCTCTCAGTGCAACGGGCCTATGTGGATTGGTTCACCACAAGAGTTTAAGGTGTCATTAGACATGTGCACGTCTTGCTTAAAAGAGGTCTATAATTGGTGGATTGCTAAAAAATAGTGCCAAAAAAGTAGTTGACATTGCCGGGTAATTGATATATAATACAACCATACGATGGAGATTTATCATGGCAAAGAGTCAATACAAGGTGGTTTATGAGGAGTCTATCTATGACAGACTCTCTAAAAACTACGGTGGTGTTGTGTCTCGGTCTAAAACCTTTACAGACATGACATCCGCCGTGAGGTTTTCACGGGTATTGGCCAACACTAACCCGCACTTAGTTGGACGCCCAATCGTCGACGTAACCAATGCTGATGGAGAGTAACATGAAGATGCAGACCAAGTATGATAGCGTTACCAATCGCTGGATTGTCGGTTACTATAATCGCGGTGTGTTTGTTGTCGTGGCGAGTTATCCAGTTACGGTGGCTGCATAACATGATGCAGCCTGTATCCGAGGAGTTTATGCGAGCGGCGATCTTAAAGATGCCGCCTGAATATGACGATCTTCGTCGAACTTATATCTCGGTTTTGGACGCCGCAGAAGTTTTTCGCAGTGCTAAGTTTGATGAGTGTGAAAATGATGTAGGGTTAACGCCCTACATCATGTACAACACGGTCAACGAATCGTTCGTCATCACAAGCCGTGAGAGAATGGAGAAGAGATACCACTAATAGTGGAAAAAAGATCGCTATAAATAGCGATGCAGATGCCTTATGGGTCTGCTCTATTGTAACAACCTTGCTAAATTAGGAGGTAACACATGACTACAATCTTTAAGCTGCCATCGCAGTTCATTGGTTCTGACTACCTGGTGAAGAGAATGCAGGAAGTCACAGAGGCCTACGCCAACAGTGCGATGTCTCATTACCCACCATACAATATCAAGAAGGTCGATCAAGACAAGTATATGATCGAGATGGCAGTCGCCGGATTTGGAAAGCAGGACATTGAGCTTACTCTTGATCAGAACAAGCTTCACGTCAAGGGCAGCATCACATCTGACGCCGACAGCAACTATCTGTTCAAGGGCATCGCTGATCGTGCGTTTACTCGTACCTTCGCTCTGGCAGACAACGTCGTCGTCGACAACGCCAAGCTCGTCAATGGTATGCTTCGCGTCTGGCTTGAGCATGTTATTCCAGAGTCTCAGAAACCAAAGAAGATTGATATCGAGGATTCTGAGGTTCAAGAGAAGATCACAAAGAAGAGCAAAGAGCAATAATACCTATGTACACCAAACTTGCGAGCCGCCTTACGGGGCGGCTTTTGGCTTTTATAGCTTACATTAGAGCATTAGAAAGCCTTAAACAATTGTCTGATCGCGAAATGCAGGACATTGGAATCAACCGGAGTGAGGTCAACCACTATGCTGACCGCGCCGCATGGATGGAGTATTACCATGCGCAACATGTTTAAGAAGATCACTAACGCGCTTACTTGGCGTCAGTTTGGCCACATTGAAGACTTTCTCAATAAGGCCATGGACTACAAAGATCTTAAGAGTCGTTACGAGATGATCATGTTGTTAGGAATGCAGTAGTATTCTTCGGTTGACATATTGACATCCATGATATACAATAGACTGTCAGCCGGAGTTTATAACATTGGACTTTTATACAAACTTCTTTTCACGTGGTAACAAAGTATATCTGAGGGGCTACAAGGATGATAAGAGAATCACTGAGGTGGTCAATTATCATCCTTACCTCTTTGTTCCAGCTCGTGCTGATGCGAGGACAGAGTTTCGCACTCTCGACGGTAAGCCCGTAGAAAAGAAACACTTTCGCACAATTTACGATGCCAAGGACTTCCTCAATCAGTTCAAGGAAGTCTCCAATATGGAAATATACGGGTTAGAGCACTTTGACTACCTGTTCATCTATGACCGCTATCATGGCGATATGTTGTATGATGTTTCTCGCATCAATGTCATTTCTATTGACATCGAGACAATGTCGGATGATGGTTTTCCGAACATTGAATTAGCTGACAAGGAAATCACCGCTATCACCCTCTCTCGCAGGGGTGAGAAGATAGTGTTTGGGTGCCAGCCATATACACCATCCTCAAATAACATCACATACCTGCACTGCAATGACGAGTATGATATGCTCGAAAAGTTCTTGCGGGCTTGGCAGTCTGGTAGATTTATGCCGGACATTCTGACCGGATGGAACATCGACTTCTTCGACGTGCCATACATCGTCAATCGTATAACCAACCTTCTTGGTCGAAAGGAAGCTGAGAAATTATCACCTTTCGGATTCCTTGAAGAAAGAGAGGTGACAATCCACGGAAAAGATGTCAAGACATATGCACCTGCTGGTATCGCTGTTCTCGATTATATGAGACTCTATAAGAAGTACTCCTTTAAGAATCAGGAGTCTTATGCTCTCGACTACATCGCCGAACAGGAGCTCAAGGGCTTCAAAAAGCTGGACTATTCGGAGTATGGGTCTCTACACGGATTGTATGTCAACAACTTTCAGAAGTATATCGATTACAACATTCGAGACGTTGAAGTAATTGATCGTCTGGAAGAGAAGCTCAAGTTTATTGAGCAAGTGATAGCACTCGCATATACTGCCCGTATCAACTATGCTGACACCTTTGCGACCGTGCGTCCGTGGGACATCATCATTCACAACTACTTGCTTGATCGCAACATCGTCATTCCACAGATGAAGCGTAAGTCAAACTACGAATCTCTTGCTGGTGGTTACGTCAAAGATCCTAAGCCTGGTTTGAAGCGTTGGGTTGTATCTTTCGATTTGAACAGCCTCTACCCACACCTCATCATGCACTACAACATCAGTCCTGAAACGTTAGCGGGTAAGATAAACATTCCTGGCGTTGATGAACTCGTGAAGGGTAACTACATCTATCCAAGTGAAGATCATGCCATAGCGGCCAATGGTGCTCTGTTCAGAAAGAACAAGCAGGGGTTTCTAGCGGCACTTATGGAGCAAATCTACAATGATCGCTCTAAGTTCAAAAAAATGATGATTGACGCCAAGAAACGACTTGAGACTATTGAGAAGAACACCGAAGAACATCGCTTGGTATCAAACGAGGTAGCGCGTTATCACAACATGCAGATTGCGATGAAAACTCTGCTCAATTCTGGATATGGTGCGTGTGCCAACGAGTATTTCCGTTGGTTTAACTTTGACATTGCGGAAGCTATCACGGTTAGCGGTCAGTTAACCATCAAGTGGGCTGAGCGTCATATCAATGAATATATGAACAAAGTGCTCAAGACCAACAATGTGGACTATCTGATCGCGTCTGACACTGACTCTGCATATGTCGACATGGAACCATTGGTTAATGCATCTGGCATCACTGATCGTGATAAGATCGTTGCCATGTTGGATAAGTTCTGTGAAATTAAGATGCAAGCGTTGTTCAACAAGATATACGCTGAACTCGCGACTTATATGAACGCATACCAACAAAAGATGTTCATGAAGCGAGAGACCATCGCCGATAAGGGCATCTGGCGCGGCAAGAAGATGTACATTCTTAATGCTCTGGATATTGAGGGTGTTCGCTATCAAGAACCAGAAATCAAGATTCAGGGTATTGAGGCTGTAAGATCATCGACACCGAAGGTTTGTAGAACCGCAATTAAAGAGGCCCTTAAGATCATCATGAACAAGGATGAGAGCGACGTCCATGTCTACATCGCTGAATTTAAGAACAAGTTCATGTCTCTTCCATTTGAGGATATCTCTTTTCCAAGAGGAATGAACGGCATCGATAAGTATGCCGACAGAAGCAGCATCTATGCAAAGGGAACGCCAATGCACGTCAAGGGTGCTCTTCTGTTCAATCATTTCATCACGACTAACAACCTCAGTAATAAGTATCAGCTTATCAGCAACGGTGATAAGATCAAGTTCAGTTACCTCAAGATGCCGAATCCGTTTCGCGATACGGTCATTGCTAGTGTTGGTCCTCTTCCACCTGAGATGAATATAGAGCGATACATCGATTACGACATGCAGTTCACCAAGACATTTTTAGAACCAATTCAAAGCATTCTGGATTTGATTGGTTGGTCTTCACAGAAGAGAAGTAGTCTCGATGACTTCTTCATCTAAATAATCCGTCAGCTTGGGCGCTGACGTGAAATACGACAAACCCATTAACAGAAAGGAATTAAAATGAACAAACTCATGCAAAAAATTCTGAATAATAGTCCGACCAAGTATGCGGCTATTTTGTCCGAATCGGACTCCTTCAATCAGAAAGACGTTATCAGTACAGAAATCCCCATCATCAATGTTGCGTTCTCAGGCGATCTTAACGGTGGTCTGTTGTCGGGTCTGACACTGCTTGCAGGGCCTTCCAAGACCTTCAAGACGAACGTCGCGCTTGTCT